CGGGCCTCTGGCGATACGGACGCTTGAATGTTGCGGTGTTCAACGAGCGTTGCCCGCTCGATCAACTCGATGAACGCCTTGAATGCCTTGATCGCGTCGTGGCCCATGAAGACCGTGCCTCGGACAGGCAGGTCATCCTTGGGATAAAACAGCCGATATTCCCGGCCATCGAACTCGACGCTCAGTCTGTCGCCGAGATATGCGCGCGGTGCCTGCGTCATGGCCTCCTCCTGCTCATTTTCCGCCGCGGCCAACGAGATGGTGGCGGCGTGCTCTGGCCTTTCGCCAAGAGGCGGCGGCGAAACTCCTCATGCTCGCGCGCGAGGCGTTTGCCTTTGGCAATGGCCGGCAGATCGATCTTCCGCGTGCGCTCGCGATGCGGCGCGATCAGCATCGGATGTAGATTCCACCAAAAGCCCGAGCCGCCGTTTGCGTGAAACGTGATGTGGTGAAAGTGGAACAGGCCGAGGACGTGCTCCGATGCAACCATGTCGCGGCGCAGCTCGTCGCGATGTTCCTGCGGCAGCAGGCAGGCCAGCGTGGCAGCCAGGCGCTCGGGATACGGGATGTACGCGCGCCCCGTCATGCGGCTTCCTCGCCGCGCTCGTCGATGAATCTGACATTGTGATTTGCACCGAAGCTGCGGACGAGTTCGATCAAATCGCCCATCTCCGCCTTCGACAAATCCGAGGACGAGCGGCCGAGATTGACGAAGCCGTCGCCATCGAGATTTGGAACCATCCTCAATTCGCGCTTGAGGCTGTCGAGGAAAATTAATTTCCAATCATCTGGCGTGAGCTTGACGCCGTGCCAAGGAAGCTCGCGCGCGATGTCCGTCAACATCGACCAGAGAAAGCTATTTTGGGCGAGACTGCGCTTTGACTTTAACGCCCTGAGTTCAACCCTGGTCCCCCATGGCGCAAGCGCGACGTAGCGCGCCGCGCGCTCGCGGTCAGCAGTCGAGTTGATGACGACCAAATGGCGGCTCATCCCTCGCCCTCAGGCTTCGCTCGCCATAACAAGATCTCAGCCGCAGACTTGCCCGAGACGACGGCTTCCAGTTCGCCCTTGGCGGCGGCGTCCGCCATCAGCGGCAAGGCACACTCGACGCAAAGATACTTCACGCCCCGCGGGGCATGCGGCCGAAACTGCACCGCGTGCTCGCACTTGGAGCATTTGCCGATTTTATTGTCAGCGAGCATCAACGGGTCGGTCAGCCGCACGCAAGCGAGAAATTCAGCATCGCCCAACTCGTCCGAAACCTTGAGGGTGTTTGGCATCAACGGTTCCTCTCATGCCGCATCCGCATAAATCTGGTTGAGGTTGAAGAGCTTGTCATCGAGTTCTTGCAGGAACGCTATCACCTCCTTTTCAAGTTCCGCGATCCGCGCATTATCGCGCGCGATGCGGCGGACGAACAGGCGCATCGGCTCCGGCAGTCTGGGATCATAACTGACATAATCGCACCACTGCCGCCCCGTCACTGCGAGTTGGTACTGGATTTGCGTGATATATTTCTCGGGCACCTTCTGGCCGAGCAGCGTGTCGATGTGTGTCGCGGTCTGGGGCGCCTTGATCTCGACGAGACCTTCGCTGGCTATCAAACCGTCAGGGCTCGCGCCGCTCATGGCGATGGTTGGATGCGGCACGAAGCCGACTTCCTCGACCTCGGTGTTCTTCAGAAACTGGTAAGCCGCGCGGGCGTCCGGCTCCTGCGCTGTGCCCCAGAGCATCGCGCCGTTTGTGTAGGCCTCCGCCGCAACGCCGGTCAGCCGCTCCGCGATCAATTCGGCCATGTAGTTGGCGCGGCTTGCGCCCCAACCAGATTTCGTGCGCGCGACCACATCGGCAACGCGCGAGGCCGTGACCTTGCCGAGCCGGATGGCGATCCATTCGGGGGAGCCTTGGACGATATCGGTCACGATTGTTTCTCCCGTCGCTTGGCGTTCTCTCTGATCAGCGTCATGACCTCGGCGAACTTGTCGGCGCGAATTTCGGTGAGGCTTTCCAGCTTGATGCGCTTCAGAAACAGAACGAGGTTAGACTTGGTTTCGATCAGCAATTTGTTGATCTCGTCGGCCTGCGCGTCGGTGATCGTCGCGCTTCCGTTTCCGTTCTTGCCGCCGTTGCCGTCGTCGTCATTCGCTGCGGCAAGGCCGAGCGCCTGCACCAGCGAATAGCGCTGAAGATAGGTCAGCGTCGAGCCGATGGCTTGAATGGAATTTTTGTTACCGCTCGTGTCGGATGGGCCGGATAGAGTTGTTTCCTCACTGTGGCCCGCCTCATGCGAGAGCACGCACGTCACACTGATGCGCTCGTTCTGTGCCGTCCTGAACCGGTAGGACAGGCCAAACTTTGTAATTATGGGGTCCACTGCACGCGCGATGGCCGCGAAGTCAGCGTATCGCTTGGCGTTGTGGCCGACCGCATTGCGCACCACCGGCGTGATCTCCGCCTTGGCCTGCGCAATGGCCCGGTCGAACGCCTTGCGCGCTTGGTTGGCCTCGTAGCGCTCTTGCAGCGCCATCAGCCGCTCCAGCACTTCCATCGAGGCATTGTTCTCGACCGCGCGGTTGAGCATGTCCATCGGCGTGAGGATCGCGAGGGCTTGCGCCACATGCCCGTTGCCGTTTGGCGTGGCGCCATTCTCGATCGTTTTCATATCGGCAGCTCCCTGTCGCGGGCTTTGCTTTCAACGTGCTCTCGATACTCGCGCTCTTCCTGATAGAGCCGCATGAGGTCTGCGATTGCCTCGGCCTCGGTCTTGCCGTAGCCGATCATATGGCTGTTGCCGCTGTCCTCTGCGCCGTCGTAGTTGTCATCGACGGCCGACCAGTCAAAGCTGCGGTCGGGGATGGGCTTGGCCCAGTAGTC